TAGAACAGAATTTCCAACTCCTGATATTTTACCCAACAATCCTTTTTCTATAACAAACGGAAATAAAATAATGACTGTAAGTTTTCCTGATTACTCTACAGAAGCTCAAGGAGGAGAATTAAATTATGTGAGATTTCAAGATGTTAAAAGTGCTGTTGGTGCTAGATCAATATAACAAATAGAATTATCCTCTACACTTAATGCAAATATTTCTGCTACAGCTACTTCAATTACTTTATCTGATGGAGATGGTTCTTTTTGGTTGCCATCAAATAGCTATGTAGTAATTGAAAAAGTAAATAGTGAAACAGGTAGATATGAAAATGAAGTTGTTTTTTATCAAACTTCAACTATTAATGTTGATACAGGTATAGTAACTTTAACTGATTGTGTTCGTGGAACGGCTGCTACTTTTAGAGGAGAAACTTTTTCTAATACTACTGCAAGTTCTCATTTAGCGGGTGCTAAAGTTTTTGGTTGCCGTCCTGCTTCTATAGATCCAGATACTGTTGTGACAGGTGCACAACCAGCAACTATACAACAATATAATAGATTTACTGTTGACATGCTTCAAAATTCAACGTCGACAGCAACAGGCGGCGGTTTACAGTGTACAGTTGGCCCAGTAAATGATAGAGCTTAATTATGATAAATAAAATTTGGAATTGGATAAAAAATATTTTTAAACCTGAAAAACAGGACCCCCATCTTGAGATGTATGAATTAAGATCAGACAAAGCAGAAAAAATACGTAAAAAATATAAAGGAGATTCTGAATAATGGCTTACACTTTAGCAAACCTACAAGATGATATTAGAAACTTTACAGAAGTTGATAGCAATGTTTTATCAAGCGCTATTTTAGACACTATTATTAAAAATGCAGAAAACAGAATTTATAGAGAAGCTGATTCTGATGACAATAGATTCTATGCAACTTCAAACTTAGCAGCTGGAAGTAGATATGTAACTATACCATCTGACTTAAGATTTATTAGATATGTTCAATTAACAGATTCAAATGGTGATCAAACTTTTTTAGAAAAAAAAGATACTTCATACATGGCAACTTTTTACGATACACCTGGAACTGCATCTGGAATACCTAAATATTATGCTAACTGGGATGCTAATTATTGGGTAGTAGCACCTACACCAAATAGCACAAATTTAATCACTTTGGCCTATACAAAACAACCAGAAAGTATTACAACAACAACTGGAACTACTCCACCAAGTACAAATGGCACTTACACATCTAATAAATATCAAGATTTACTTTTATATGGATGTCTGGTAGAAGCATATGGATACTTGAAAGGTCCTGCAGATATGTTACAATACTACGAAGGATCTTTTAAAAGAGCTTTACAATCGTACGCGATCGAACAACAAGGTCGTAGACGCCGGGACGAATATCAAGATGGTGTTATTCGAACTCCTTTAAAATCACCATCACCATAAATAAATTAAGGAGACAATTAAATGGCAAATATAGTACCTGACTCTTTTAAAACAGACCTACTCGGCGGTGTTTTTGATTTTGATTCATCTGGTGGATCAACTTTCAAACTTGCACTTTACACGGACATTTCTGGTTTCAGTACTTCTACAACTGCGTACACAACTACAAACGAAGTTTCTTCGTCTGGAACTAACTACACAGCAGCAGGAAATACTTTAACTAACAATGGTGTATCAATAGCAAGTAACATTGGTTTTGTTGATTTTGCAGACTTAACTTTTAGTTCTGTAACTTTAACTGCGGATAGCGCACTGATTTATAAAAGTGGCGGATCTAATGAAGCTGTATTAGTTTTAGATTTCGGCGGAGATAAAACTGCAACTAACGGTGATTTCGTTATTCAGTTCCCTGCTGCAGATTCAACTAACGCAATTATTAGACTCGGCGACGCGTAATAAAAATTTGGAGTAGTAATGACGGCTTTTGTAATTAACGATAGAGTTAAACAAACAACCACGACTACTGGCACTGGAACGATTGACTTAGCTGGAAGTGAAACTGGTTTTGAAACGTTTGTCGCTGGTATCGGAGATGGTGTACAAACTTTCTATGCCATTATTCATGATGGTACTGCTGATTTTGAAGTAGGGGTTGGAACTGTAACAGATGCAGCAACTGACACTCTTTCAAGACAGACCGTTATTTCATCTTCTAATAGTGATAACTTAGTCGACTTTGGTGCAGGCAGTAAAACTGTAATTTGTACATTGCCAGCTAAAAAAACTATTTCTCCAGTAATGGACGCAACGCCTTATGTTGTAACGCACGCTGCAACTTCGAGTCTTGATCAAACATTAGATTCTGGAGATTTAGCAGGACCTGTAACGATTACGGGTACACAAACAGTAACAGGAACATTGGTAATATTATAATGAGTCAAGTAGAAGTAGATAAAATAATTCCACAATCAGGAACTACCTTAACTATTGGTGATAATGGAGATACTATTACTATAGCTAGTGGTGCTACTTTAAGTGGAGATTTAAACGCAGATAATTTGACAAGTGGTACAGTACCAGATGCTAGAATTACTGGAACATACACAGGAATTACAGGATTAGATTTAACTGATGGTAGTAAAATTAGATTAGGAACTGGAAACGATTTAGAAATATTTCATAATGGTGCTAATAGTTTTGTAAAAGATGTTGGTTCTGGTGCATTAATTTTAGACACAAATGGCACAGATGTAAGAATTACTAAATCAGATGCAGAATTTATGGCTAAATTTGTTACTGATGATGCTGTTGAACTTTACTATGATAACTCTAAGAAATTTGAAACAACATCTGATGGTATAGCAGTTACAGGAGGTAAAATTCGTACCAATAGTTCAACTAGTACACTTTCAATACAAGGTGGTTCTACTTATCCAGGTGCTAAAATTCAAATGGCAGGTGGACAAGCAAGTTCAAATCCAGGAACAATGATATTCTTAACTGATGATGGTAATGTTGCAAATCCATCAGAGAGAGCTAGGATTGATGCGTCTGGAACTTTATTAATAGGAAAAACTGATACTACAGCTACTAACACTGGATTAGAATTAGAAGGAACAGGAACAATAGTTTCTAGAAGAAATGGTAATGTTTGTCTGTTCCTAGATAGAAAAACATCTGATGGAACAATATTAGAATTTAGAAAAGATAATTCAACAGTTGGTACTATTGGTATTGTAAATAGCAACAATTTATATATTCAAGGAGACAGTACAAACTCTGGATTACAATGTGGTACTAATACAATTCTACCTGTTCAAAGTGGTGCTAATGCTAGTAATACTATTGATATGGGAGATGCTTCTAATTTATGGAAAGACCTATACTTAGGTGGTGGTCTATATGTTGGTGGCACAGGCACAGCAAACAAATTAGACGATTACGAAGAAGGAACTTGGACACCTAGTTTATCTATAAGCTCAAGTGGAGCATCTGGTTATTATACAGTAGTAGGAAATATTGTTCATGCTTATTTTAAAATAACAACTACTACAACTGGAAATAATATAACTATTAATAATTTTCCTTTTGCTACAAAAGGTAGTACTCCAGATGTCATTGGTGGTGCAAGAGAAACACAAACATCAGGAAGGTTTTATCAAATAACAGCAAGTGCAAGTAACACTTCTGCTTATATTTTTCGTTATGATAACAGCAACAGCATTAGTAGTGGAATGATATTTCAAGGTTCTTTAATTTATCAAAAAGCTTAACAACAACAAAGGAGACAACACATGGCAATAACTAAAGAGACACAGATTGGTAAAATCGAAGTGGTCGGAAAATACAAATCAGTTCAAGTAAGAACAGATACTGTAGTTATGGAAGATGGCGAAGAATTATCAAGAAAGTATCATAGACATGCTTTGATGCCAGACGCAATTATAACTGATGAACACACAGAAGTTCAAGCAGTATGTAACGCTGTCTGGACACAAGATGTTAAAGATGCTTATGCAACTTTTAAAGCTAGTCAAGCAGAGGAATTATAATGAGTAACGCAAGAGATAAAGCTAACATACCTTCGCTAAACTTTTCATCTACAGGTATAGATGACAATGCTAATGCGTTAGCAATAACTATTGATAGTTCGGAACATACTCATTTTGGTTTAACATCTTCTCCAAGTGCTGGTCAAGGTGGAGTTTCTATACTTAATTATGGTACTATTCAATCAAGCCGAACAGCAACTGGAAATTTATCACATAGTGAATTTTATAATCCTAATGGTCAAGTAGGTAACATTAAAACAAGTGGTAGTGATTTAAATATCAATGCAAGTTCCTCTCTAACATTTTATACTAATAACGCAGAAAAAATGAGAATTTTAGCAGATGGAAAAGTGGGTATCGGAACTTCAAATCCTAGTTGTGCATTAGATGTAAATGGT